TTAAAAATCTAGCGTTATCGACATACCATCTTTTGTAACAATAATTTCTTTTATGATATTTTTGGCAATTTTCGAAGCATCTTCGTAGCTTAATTTTTCAACATCGAAGTCCTTTAGTAGCCGTGTTAGCTTTCTCTTTCGTATGCTCAGAACATTCGATTTTTGATTTTCAAGCTGTTCTTCCAGAAATTGCCTTTCTGTTTTGATTTTAGCGTTTTTCTCGTCCAGTTCTTTTCGAGTGATAACCTCGTCAAGATATAGTTCAGTTAATTTAGAGACCTGATTGTTAAGCTTGTCAAGTTGTTTTTTGACTTCCTCTACTTTGATAGTTTCTTCTTTCTTGGCAAGTGTTTCGTTTCTATATTTTGGATTTAACTTTAGTCTTTCTAACTCCTTGATTACGTCCTTTTCCAGTTCCTCTTGGGAATACCACCCAGATTCACATCTTTTCTCTAAATCTTTACTGTGACGGTTTCGGCATTGGTATTTATGATGTGAGATTCCGTTCTTATCTTTTCTTGTATACTTCAAGCCAAGGGACGCACCACAATATCCACATTTCATCAATCCTGAAAGCATATATTTGGCTCTGAATGGTCTGGGGTTGTTGTATTTTTCAAGCGCTGAAATCTGTCTTTTTTCGACCTCTAACTGGACTAAATCGAATAATTCTTGGGTAATGATTGGTTCATGTTGTCCCTCGTATACCTGGTCTTTGTACTTTACTTTTCCCAAATACGTTTCGTTTTTTAGCAAGTATTTGGTAATTGTTTCGCCCCAAGGTCGTTTTCTTCCAACGTGCCCTTCAGCATTCAAATCTCTGATTATCTTGACTACTGACTTACCGTTCAAGTATTCTGTGAAGATACGGTCGACAATGAGAGCTTGAGTTGGATTGACTGACAAGATACCAGTTTCTTTTGAGTAATCATAGCCAAACGGAATCGTAGTCCAAGACATGGATTTCCCGTTCTTTGCCCGCCCTTCTTTCCCCAACATCATCCTTTCCTTGATTTGCTCACGTTCAAGCTGGGCGAATACTGATAGCATACCAATAGAAGCCTTGCCAAAAGGTGTAGAAGTGTCAAAGTTTTCTTGCAAGCTGATAAACGCTACATCATTTTTAGCAAATACATCCTCAATCAGAAACAGAGTATCTTTCTGGCTACGGCTCAAGCGATCAAGTTTATAGACAAGTACGATATCAATTTTCTTTCGTTTAGCGTCTGAGATCAAGCGCTCTAATTCAGGTCTTTGGGTGTTTGCTCCAGAGAAGCCACCGTCAATATAAGTATCGTAGATTTTCCAGTCTTTGATTTCACAGTAGGCTTCCAGTTTAGCTTTCTGTTCATCGATTGAGTAACCCTCCTCAGCCTGAGATGAAGTCGAAACCCTGACATATATAGCCACTTTATTTGTAGTTACCATTGAATTTGTACCTCTTTTTTGATAAAATGGGTACAAGAAAAATAGCTTTTTTAATGCTTTTTTCTTGTCTACAGCCTCACGCTCTCGGTCGCCAAACTTCTGAGCGTGGGGCTTTTTTGAGTTGTTTCCAAAATGGAAACAGTTGGTTTATTTATCTCTATACACACTGACAACTTCCCCAATAGTTCGGATGTCGTCATTCTCTGTCAGGTGGATTTCTTCATAGCTGTTATTGAGACTTTGCAAGTACCAACCGCCGTTATAGTCACGTTTTAGCTTTTTAACGAAGTTTTTACCGTTGATTTGGAAAATGCCGATGTCGTTGATATCCACTTGGTTTGTGACCCTGATAAAGAGCAGGTCGTTATCTTCAATCATTGGTTCCATAGAGTCACCAGCCACTTTTGCGATGGTGTCGTAGTCTTCAGGGACATCTTCAGCTCTGAGCTTCACTTCCATGTGGAGGTTATCCTCTTGGAAAGTTCCGTGTCCTGCTGCAACCAAGCCTTCTACGTAGTCGGTGATATAGTCGTCATCTTGAGACTTATCAAAGATTGAGACAATCTTAGAGTTGTTTTGTTCTTCTAATTGTTCCTTGGCATAGTCAAGGACTTTTTCTTGTTTCGGCTCTTCAAGCTGGTTGTAGATAGTTAGGATTTCAGGGTGTTCGTTTTGTGTAGTTCCTCGTTCTTCATCGGGAACACGTTTAATGTCGACATCATACCCCATAAGCCAAGCTTCGCTAACATCAAGTGTTTTAGAGAGGAGGTATAATTTTTTATCATCTGGCTTAGATTTCCCAGTTACATATTGAGATAAAGCGCTCCTACCCATTTTAACACCTAGTTGTTTTTGAAAAGGTTTGGACTTTTCTAAAATGTCTACTTGTCTTAGATTTCTTTCAGACATCAATTGTTTAAGTCTTTCTGACGTACTACTACGCTCCATTGAAAAGCTCCTTGTTTGTTTTGATGTTTTCATTATAAAACATCTTGAACAAAAATTCAACAAAAAAATTCAAGAAAATTGAATTTTGTTATTGACAAGGGTAAAAAAAGGTGTTAGAATGAGTTTGTTCAAAAGATTTGAGCAAAAAATAAAAAGGAGGATAAATAATGACGAAAGATTTTTCAAGACTATCTGGGAAAATCGTTGAGAAATATGGGACGCAATACAATTTTGCTATCGCTATAGGTCTATCAGAACGCTCTTTATCGCAAAAACTTAATAATAGAGTAGGCTGGAGAGATGAAGAGATTGAGCGAGCAGTACAATTGTTAGGTCTAGATATAAATGATATCCCAGCTTATTTTTTTACAAAAGTTGTTCAAGTTTCTTGAGCAAACTTTATTAGAAAGGAGGAAGGAATGAGTGAGCTAGGACTAATCATAGTAACAAGCGTAAATGTGGTTTGTGCTGTCATAAATCTATTTTGCTTTATTAAAGATAGGATGGATTGATTTAGATTTAGAAAGATAATGAATTTGTCTGTTGGTCTTGACCTTGATAGTATGTGGAGGTTCGTTAAGGTAGTATGACAACTTTTCGAACGAGTATGGATTTAATTCTATTTCATCTTCAAATGGTGTAGAGTACCAATCTACGTTAAACAAGGTCTGTGTACTACTAATCAAACCAAAAGGGTCTGATTTTTTCTCAGGAAGAGCAATAGCTGGATTAAATCCGTTGTCAAAAATTTCTTTTCCGTTTTTGTCAAACAGTTGGATATTTTTGATTACGACATTTGAGTTGGATTGGTTAGACAAAACAAAACTGTATTGATAACAAGAGTATTCGTTCATTCTCTTTTTATGGAATTTAGAAATACTCAATTTCACTCTATTGACTTTCAAAGAGTAAATCAAGCTAACAACACCAGTAATAGCACCAAGCCAAGCGGCAGAAATATTCAAAATATCAATCAAACTAAACATCCGAATTACCTCGTTTTTAATTTCATTATACCATAAACAAAAAGGAGGACGGAAATGAGACCAAGACGATATCCGTATAGTGGAGAAAAAGAGTCCGCCTTTGTGAAGGCAGACCCTAAATTAGTAGAAAAACTTTTAAGAAACACTAGTTTTCTTGAGCGTTTACAAAAAAAGCCTATCAATTTTCAGATAGACTTAGAAAAATTCAAGCGTCTTAGCTATGAAGCCATTCATGATACTTCTCAAGTAACTCAATTCTGACTATATTATAGCAGAAATGGAGATTAGAAATAGAAAGGAGGACGGATGGAAGAAGATATCAGAGTTCACATGCCTTACGAGGTATTTAAAAACCTGCTTGTTAGAGCAGGCAGGATAAAGCGTGAAGAAGGCAAGCAGATAACTTGGACAAATAATACCGCTCCGTTTACAAAAGAGCAACGGAGGGAAATAGATGAACTCTACGAACGGTTCGCAGAAGAAGGAGGACAAATGAAAGAAACAATAAAGGAATTTCTAAAATTCAGAAGCCAATTTACAAAACGAGAATGGCACGAAATTAACCAAGCCGTGGAAGTTTATTTAAACCAAAAAGTCGACCAGTTGATACTGGACGACTCAGATGTAGAAATCATTTCTAAAAGATTAAAGAAACTTATCTAAACAGGTGGGGCAAATGAATGAAATAATTCCAATTAAAAGTCTTGAAATTAAGATTGATAAAAACTCAAAAATACCTCATGTTGTATTAAACGGTGTCGATTTCAAAAACGAACAAATTGGTTTGCGAGGATTGCACATTGCTTGGGATACCTGTAGCGCAGAGACACCAAGAGGAATTGTTAGAGTTGATTACTTACAGAGAGAAGGTAACAATTTCCTTAGAGAAATATCAGTTAGTCAATCATTTGAAGGTGGTCTTATAAAAAGGGAATAGCTGCTTTTATATCTGCTGCAAATTTTAGAACAGAATCGAGTTTATCTTTGAAACTGATTTCTAATTCTGCTATAGCTTCAGTCGTCAAATGAATAAACCAAAGTTGATTATCTACTGGTTCTCCAGTTATATAACCATGTTTTCGTAATTCGAAACAAGTAAATCGTGTATCTTCAAAAGACCATTCAGGCATGATTTCTTCTTTGATATTCTGGACGTCTCCGAACGAGGTCGCCTCATCTTTGGAAGAACCGTCTTTGCGACGTTCAATATACTCAGCGTACATTGAACTTAATAAAAATTTAGCGTCATTTGTTAGATTATTCATGATATTTCTATCCTTTCTATGGAAACTTTGACTAAAACGGTGAGAGGTCATATTCAAAGTTATTATAGCAAACAAGGAGAAAATGACATCGGTCTTGAGACTGATATAGGAGGTTGAATGGAAGATAAAGTCATTGAACTAGCTGATTACTTCATCAGCGAGAACACAACGTACAGAGAGGCAAAAATAGCGTGTGAGAAGCTATTAAAACAAGTTAGCCATGAGATAGAACTCAGGGCGCTGGAAAGTAAGACAGTTTGACAACAACGCAAAAACGCACCTGACGGCAATCAGGCGCATATCAAAAACATTCAAAGTGATTATATCACGAAAGGGGCAAAAATGAAAGTAACAGTATATGCTTACGGTCGAAAATTAGACCCAGATGAACCAATTATTATTCCAGAAGGGCATCGATTTTATGATGTATTACGTGGAATTGTAGATGAAGCGTTAGATAAAGAAGAAATTGCGTAAGGAGAGAAAAGAGATGTTTGAACCACCGATTTTAAATCAATTAATGGGAGCAGGAGGTTTGCTGATTGGATTTGTGGGAATTTGTCGTCATATCAAATTGCAAGAAAAACGCGAGGAAGAAGAAAGACGAGAAGAGCAAGAATTTGCGTCTATGATTATCCAAGGCTACAATCACGCATACGAACGTGGTAGAGAGGCAGAACGTCAAGAAATTCGCAAGAATATTCGCAGAGAGTTCAAAGGATTCACCTATGATAACGAACCGCCTGTAGGGTTGCGACCTGAACCATTAGCCTTGCCAGAACCACGGAGAACACGCTATGCAAACCGTATGGGATAGACAAGCGTGGGATTTATCCACTTGCAAGCGTAGAGAGAAAATGCGTGACCTTGAAATGATGGCGCATATGCAACATGAAATAGATGATCTCAAGAAACAATTGCAAAGGGAACAATCTTTAAGAAAGAGATTAGAAGCAGAGAATTTTCAATTAAAACTAAGGAGAAAATAATGAACAGAAAATATAAAACCAAAGGAACACAAGAACCAACACCACGTATCAGAGTAGCTCGTGAACACTATGAGCGTATTATAGATCTCGCGGATGAGTGCGATATGAAATTAATTGACGTTTTAAACCAGCTACTTGATTTTGCTCTTGAATATGCGGAAGTTGAAGAGATTCAAATCCCTGTCAAATCTTTAAGAGTCGGAGGAGAAAAAGATGGTAACGATTAATAAATTAGAAATCGAAAACGTCAAGCGCGTTAAAGCGGTCAAATTAGAGCCGTCGGCGACTGGTTTGACCATTGTCGGTGGAAATAACAATCAGGGGAAAACAAGCGTGCTGGACGCGATTGCTTGGGCGTTGGGTGGTAACAAGTATAAGCCCAGCCAAGCACAACGAGAAGGAAGTGCAATTCCGCCTAGCTTAAAAATCACGCTATCAAACGGTTTGATTGTGGAGCGTAGCGGAAAGAATAGCACTCTCAAAGTCATTGACCCAAGTGGCAACAAGGCTGGTCAAAACTTATTGGATAGCTTTGTAGAAGAACTGGCTATCAACTTGCCAAAATTCATGGAGCAGACCAGCAAAGAAAAAGCGAAAACTCTGCTACAAATCATTGGAGTAGGTCCACAGTTGGCTGAACTGGAAATGCAAGAAAAGGCCAAGTATGACGAGCGCCATGCGATTGGTGTGATTGCTGACCAAAAGGGGAAGTTTGCGAAAGAACAACCTTACTATCCTGACGCACCTAAAGAATTGGTCTCTATCTCTGAGCTTATCCAACAACAACAAGCTATCCTTGCTAAGAATGGCGAGAATGCTCGTAAGCGTCAGAACTTGGTATCTATCCAAAATCAACATGCTTCAGCAACTGCAGAGGTCGAACGACTGGAACAATTGCTGGCCGATGCAAAAGCAAAAGAAAGTCAGCTTGCTCAAGACTTGGCTATCGCGAATACCGACGCTATGGATCTTCTCGATGAATCGACTGAGGAGATTGAAAACAACATTGCAGAGATTGACGAAATCAATCGTAAAGTGCGTGCTAATCTGGACAAGGATAAAGCAGAAGAAGATGCCAAGGGTTATCGCGAGCAGTACAAGGAACTTGATAATGTGATTGCGGAGATTCGCAAACAGAAGACAGACCTGCTTACTAATGCAGATTTGCCATTGCCTGGATTATCTGTGGACGATGGAGAATTGCTCTACCTCGGTCAGCGATGGGATAACATGTCTGGTAGTCAACAGCTACAAGTTGCGACTGCAATCGTGCGTAAGTTGAAGCCAGAGTGTGGATTTGTACTCATTGACAAGCTGGAACAAATGGATCAGCTGACTTTGCAAGAATTCGGTGCATGGCTAGAACAAGAAGGCTTGCAAGCAATCGCGACACGAGTATCAACAGGAGATGAATGTAGCATCCTGATTGAAGACGGGTATAGCGTGAAACCAGATGTGGCACAGGCACCTAAAACATGGCAAGGTGGATTTTAGAAATTAAAGGAGAACAATCATGAAACAACAAAAAACTTTTATCGTATTACGTGACAAAAAAACAGGATATTTTTTATCAGATTATAAAAATCGGACAGGTCGTCTAGCTTATGAAGCGAGCTGGGTAGAATGTGTAAACGATGCTTTGATTATTCCAGAAGATCGCTTAATTGAAGAAGAAAATATTTACAAAGGAATGGCTCGTATTTTTGAAGCCGAGTTAATTCGTGTAAAAGCTGAATTCTTAATTGAAACATTAGAAGGAAAAGAACCAAACGAACCGCTTCAGAATGTTGATGATATCAATAAAGAAAAATTTTTACGCTCCTTGGTAGAAGGGATTTTTGGAGGTGAATAATGCAAATCACAAGAGGAAAACGAGCACGAGCTCAAAAGGTAGTTATCTACGGTCCGGAAGGAATTGGCAAGTCCACGTTTGCTGCTGAATTTCCAAATGCGGTCTTTATCGATACGGAAGGTTCGACAGACAACATGGATGTGGCACGACTCGACAAGCCGACCAGCTGGACCATGCTCATCAATGAGATTGCTTTTATTAAGGCAAATCCGACTGAGTGTGGGACTCTCGTTATCGACACGATCGACTGGGCAGAATCTATGGCGGTTAATTACATCTGTTCGCAACACGGTAAACAAGGGATTGAAGATTTCGGTTGGGGCAAGGGGTACACCTTTGTTCAGGAAGAAATGGGACGATTCTTAAATAGCTTGTCTGACTTGGTTGATATGGGTATCAATGTAGTATTAACTGCACACGCTCAGATTAAGAAATTTGAACAACCTGACGAGATGGGTTCTTATGACCGATATGAGCTCAAACTTGGTAAGAAGACGAGTTCCCAGACAGCACCACTTGTAAAAGAATGGGCGGATATGGTTCTATTTGCCAACTACAAGACCTTGGTCATGACGACTGATAACGGCAAGAAAAAAGCCCAGGGTGGTGAGCGCGTGATGTATACCAATCATCGACCAGCTTGGGATGCCAAGAATCGACATGGCTTACCTGATGAAATGCCATTTCATTACGCTGGAATCGCTCATATCTTTGCGAGTCAACAAACGCAACCTATTCCACCAAAACCTCCAGTAGCTCCAGCACCTCAGCAGACCGTACAACAAACCCCTGAGCAAGTTCAAGAAGAATTGCCTCTCGATATGTCGCAGGTAGCTGAAAAACCACAAAATGAAGCTCCTAGCACACCACAGGCAACACCTACACAATATCACACGAACTTACCAAAGAGTTTGACGGATCTCATGGCACAAGGTAACGTGACGGAAGAAGAACTTCAAAAAGTCGCTTACATTCGCGGACATTTTCCATTAGGGACTCCTATTGAAAGTTTCCCAACGGATTACTGGGATATGATTGTCGCTCATTGGCAAGCTACTGTGGAAGTTATTGAAAACCAAGTTAGAAAAGAACCAGAATTACCCTTCACGGTGTAGATTTTGGGAGTTAGAAATCATAGCAAGATATAACAAGAGGTATCTATGAAAGATAAAACAATTAAAATCGATTTATCAAAAATAGCCAATACAGCCTTACAAGAGAAGGTTGATAAAGAGTTAGAAAAAGTCCTTGATAACATTCTGGATCCAAATACGGAAGCTAAGGCAACTCGTAAGGTTACTATCACATTAACGATGTCAACAGATGATGAACGTACTGTCGTAAAGACAGGTATGGAAGTCAAATCTACATTGGCACCGCAAAAAGGTGTTGCAACAACTGTTATTGTCGGTCGTGATGATGCTGGTAAAATCCACGCTAATGAACTTAAAAGTGGTATCCCTGGGCAAACTTACTTTGATGACAATGGTGACATGAGAACAGATACTGGGGAACTCATCGAAAACGTCGAACAACAAAATACAAATATTATTGATTACAACAAAAAGAAAGCAGGTAACTAACTATGACAGAAAATCTTAAAGAAGCATTATCTTATGCAGTTGAGTTAGCAGAAAAAGAAAATAAAATTATTTCTTCATCAAACGGAAAGGAATATTTTGACATTAATAAGCATGACTTCAGAGAGCTTAGACCTCGCAAATATGCACCGATTCTTGAACTTCAAACACTCAAAAGTTTAGTTGATTATCTCAAGTCAGATAACGACTTTATCGGTGGTCGTAGACTTGTAGTGGTGGTAGAAAGTTGTCAAAGAGTTTCCGTGTATGATCAAGTGGATGTTGAATATGGCAAACGTCCTCAACTTGTATCTGTAAAGGCATCTGTTCCGGTTATTCCCTTTAGTCATTGGTGTAATCAGGAAGAGTTTAATATTATGTTGCAATCTATGTTTATCAATGATGCAGATCGCAATCTAGTTTTAGATTTTGCTAGTCACTTAAAAATCGAAAAAGGGGCAGAGGCTCAAGATAACGGTGTTACACAAACGGTGACTGTTCGTGATGGTGTAGCAAGTCTAGCACAGGCTAAGACTCCAAATCCAGTAACCTTACGACCATATCGTACCTTCAATGAAGTAGAACAACCAGCAAGTCAGTTTGTATTCAGAGTTAACAAATCAGCGAATCTAGCTCTCTTTGAAGCGGATGGGGGCAAATGGAAATTAGATGCTGTTAAAAACATCTCAGATTATTTAAAAACAGAACTTGCAAACAACGATAAAATCACAATTTTAGCATAAGGAGAAAAACAACATGACACAACCACAATACAACAACTTTGAACGCGAATTTGGATGGGAAGATACGATTGAAAAAGACTCGGAATACGTCCTACTACCTGATGGATTGTACTATTTTACAGTCGTTGGCATGGAACGCACACGACACACGCCGAATCCACAAAATCCCGGAAAATTGCCAGCATGTAATAAAGCTATCGTCAGCATTAAAATCGTAGCAAATGAAGGCGAAACAGAATTGCGCCACAACCTATTCTTACACAGCTCAACTGAAGGAATGCTATCTGCTTTCTTTGCTGCAATTGGCCAAAAGAAAAAAGGCGAACCACTTCGCATGAACTGGAATACCATCATCGGCGCAACTGGTGTATGTAAAGTCGGAACCCGACAATACAAGGAAAATAATTATAACGAAGTTAAGTCTATGCTTTATCCTGAAGATGTGGACTATACAAAAGTGTTGAATCAACAACCAGGGCAAGCTACACAAGCAAGCTACCAGCAACCGCAACAGCCGAATTTTGCACAACAACCACAAGGACAAGCTGGATATCAAGCTGGGCAATTCTAGGGGGGTAAGGGATGCAATTAAGACCTTATCAACAGGAAGCACGGGAAGCTGTTCAAGCTGAATGGGCTAAAGGTCGCAAGCGCACGCTCTTAGTATTACCAACAGGATGCGGAAAGACGATTGTGTTTTCCAAAATCATTGAAGACCAAGTGAGGGAGGGCAAGCGTGTACTTGTCCTTGCTCATAGGTCTGAGTTATTGGAGCAGGCTAGCGATAAGCTCAAGACTGCGACAGGTCTTGGCACAGCCTTGGAGAAAGCTGAAAATACATCTATTGGTTCCTGGTATCGTGTTGTAGTTGGTTCTGTTCAGACTATGCAGAGAGAAAAACGATTGCGACAATTTCCGCCTGATTGGTTCGATACGATTGTAGTTGACGAAGCGCACCATGCTATTTCAGATGGCTATCAACGTGTGCTTGGTTATTTTGAGCAGTCGGATGTGTTGGGTGTAACAGCAACCCCTGACCGTGGAGATATGAAGAACCTTGGCTCTTACTTCGACAGCTTGGCTTATGAATATTCGTTAGTTCAGGCTATCAAAGAAGGGTATCTATCAAAAATCAAGGCGTTGACAATTCCGCTTAGCTTAGATTTAACAAATGTCAGCATGTCAGCGGGTGATTTTAAGGCGAGCGATGTCGGGACGGCACTAGATCCATATCTGGAACAGATAGCAGACGAAATGGTCAAACAATGTGCTGACCGCAAAACAGTCGTATTCTTACCTTTGGTGAAGACCTCACAAAAGTTTCGCGACATCTTAAACGCAAAAGGTTTTCGTGCCGCTGAAGTCAATGGAGAGTCCAAGGATCGTGCAGAAGTCTTAGAAGATTTTGAGAAAGACCGTTACAACGTGCTTTGTAATTCGATGTTATTGACTGAAGGCTGGGATTGTCCATCAGTAGACTGTGTAGTCGTGCTAAGACCTACTAAGGTACGCGCCTTATATAGCCAGATGGTAGGGCGTGGTACTCGCTTGCATCCAGGCAAGGAAGAATTACTCTTGCTAGACTTCCTATGGCATACAGAACGCCACGAGTTATGCCGTCCAGCCCATTTAATCTGTGAGACTCCAGAAGTTGCTCAAAAAATGGTTGAGAACATGGAAGAGCAGGTAGGTGTTATGCTTGACCTTGAAGATATGGAAGTCAAGGCAGCAGAAGACGTAGTTGCTCAACGCGAAGAAGCCTTGGCCAAACAATTGGAAGAAATGCGTAAGCGTAAACGTAAGCTAGTAGATCCATTGCAATTTGAAATGTCTATCCATGCTGAAGATTTGTCGAACTACGTGCCTAATTTCGGATGGGAGATGGCACCGGCTAGCGACAAGCAAATCAAAGCGCTTGAAAAATACGGTATCTTTACTAATGAGATTGGAAACGCAGGCAAGGCAAATCTATTACTAGATAGACTTAATAAAAGACAACAAGAAGGCTTAACAACACCTAAACAAATCAGATTACTTGAAAGATACGGTTTCAAAGATGTGGGAATGTGGCCATTCGAAGAAGCCAAGAATATGATTAATCGTATAGCAGCTAACGGATGGAGACTTCCGACGAGCGTGCGACCAGCTGAATATGTACTAAACTAAAAAGGAGGAGATAGTGGCAGAGAATGATTTTAATTTGTTGCCGTTGCTGGATTACATCAATCCTGCCACGGTAGATTATCAGACGTGGGTCAATGTCGGTATGGCTCTTAAACATGAAGGATATACAGCATCCGACTGGGATAACTGGTCCCAAAACGATAGCCGATACAAGAAATTCGAATGCTTCAAAAAATGGGACACTTTCAACGAACAAGCAGGAACGATTGTGACTGGTGCTACCATTACCCAACTTGCTAAAGAGAATGGTTGGGTGTCACAATCCAGCTATGATAGTGAGAATGCGCATGAGTTTGGCTGGACCGATATAATAGACCGCGATTATCGTGTGATTGATAAAGACTGGATTGAAGGTAAGGAAATCCATGAGCCGACTAATTGGAATCCGGTTCAAGAAATCATTAAATACCTTGAGACTCTCTTTGAAGCTAGCGAAAATGTTGGTTATGTAACTGAGTGCTATCCAAAGACCGACGACGAAACAGGCGAGATTGTCAAATGGCTGCCAACCAAGGGATCTTATGACCGTACAGCTGGCGAGTTGATTCAGCTCTTACAAGAATGTAATGGAGATATCGGTGCAGTCCTGGGCGATTATCACGAAGAAGCCGGTGCATGGGTTCGATTCAATCCAATGGATGGGAAAGGCGCAAAAAATGAAAACGTGACAGATTTCAGATATGCCCTGGTCGAATCCGACAGCATGCCAATCGATAAGCAAAACGCTATCTACAAAGAACTTGAACTACCTATTGTTGCTTTGGTCCACAGTGGAAATAAATCACTTCATGCCATCGTCAAAGTAGACGCTAAGAACTACGAAGAATACCGTAATCGGGTTGATTATCTTTATAAAATCTGTCAGAAGAACGGAATCATCGTTGATACACAAAATCGAAATCCAAGTAGATTATCACGCATGCCGGGATTTATCCGAAATGGCCAGAAACAATTTTTAGTAGATACCAACATTGGTAAAACTGACTGGGATGAATGGTATCAATACATCGAAGACTTGAATGATGACCTACCTGATCCAGAAGGGCTGGCTGACAGCTGGGATAATTTGCCAGAATTGGCGCCTGAGTTGATAAAAGGTGTCCTTCGTCAAGGTCATAAAATGCTGATTGCTGGACCGTCAAAAGCTGGTAAGTCATTCGCTTTAATTGAAATGTCAATTGCAATTGCTGAAGGTAAAAAGTGGTTGGGTTGGGATTGTACTCAAGGGCGTGTATTATACGTCAACCTGGAGCTAGATAGACCATCTGCTTTACATCGCTTCCGTGACGTTTATCAAGCTATGGGATTACCACCTGAAAGCATCCAGAATATCGATATCTGGAATCTACGTGGGAAGACCGTACCGATGGACAAGTTAGCGCCTAAACTTATTCGTCGAGCTTTGAAGAAGAATTACATCGCAGTCATCATTGACCCGATTTACAAGGTGCTTACTGGTGACGAGAATAGCGCAGACCAGATGGCCCACTTTACTAATCAATTCGACAAAGTAGCGACAGAGCTCGGCTCCAGCGTTATCTACTGCCATCACCACTCAAAGGGGGCTCAAGGTGGCAAGAAATCTATGGACCGTGCTAGTGGTTCGGGTGTATTTGCTCGAGATCCTGACGCACTTATCGATTTAGTCGAGCTAGAAGTATCTGAAGAGTTACTGACACAGCGATTAAATCAAGCAGCATGCGAAGTATACAAGCAAGCTTTGCAAGAGCGAAATAATGCCTATTACCAGCAAAATGTCGGCTTAGATGACCTCTTAAGCCCTGCACAAATGCGGACGCACTTTGAGAAAGGTATCCCTGATGTCATGGCTCGGGCTCCGTATGTAGATAAGTTAGAAGAAGCTCGCAACAAGATCCAGATAGCCACAGCATGGCGTGTTGAGGGTACGCTTCGAGAATTTGCCAAGTTCAAACCGGTCAACATGTGGTTCAGCTATCCAGTACATACACTTGATGAATCGGGTGTTTTGGCAGATATTCAATTGGAAGAGACTACGCCCAATTGGAAAAAGAATTTAGATAGTAAAAAAGGGAATGAGAAGAAAAAGAAGTCTGCTGATGAAAGATTTACTACTGCTATGGATGCATTATTCGACGGAATCAATCCGGTTGAATTGAGTGAAATGGTGGAATATTTTTCAACAGAAGACAAACCTGTTAGCGAAAAAACTATCAGGAGATGGGTCAAAAATAGAGATGATTTTGAAGTAAAAAACAATCAAATCACACCCAAAGAAGAGCCAGGGACAGAGTAGGGACAAGGACAAACCCGACAGACAAACCCGAGAGTGTCCCTCGGGAATGTCCTTGACTCTCAGAGACAAACCCGAGAGTGTCCCTGTGTCTCTGGAGTGTCTGTAGGGACAAAGACAAACCCGAGAATGTCCCTGAGAAAACGCACAACTATGCGGGTTTTAAGCTCTAGGGACAAACCCGAGAAACTCAGGGACAAAGCTAAGGACAGAATATCTCCCTCCTTGAGGAGAGATATTTAGGAAATGTCCCTGAGAGTTCAGAAGAACAGGTACAGGTACAAGGGGGCTATGCATCCGCCCCTTGTAACCCTGTAACCCTGTCCTTCACTCTGAACTTAGGCGCGTATAAAAAGAAAGGAAAAAATAAAAATGGGACGTCGAAAGAAAAAGTATTCAGTGAATTTGGAAATAGGTAAAAAAATGCCACCACTTTATCACATGTTGCCAGGGCAAGATTTTTGGTATTCCGATTCTGAAGTCTTGAAATGGGTTGCAAATCAGCCGACTCTTTTAAACTGGGTAAAAGACCAATTAAAAACAGCTGGCTACATCGTCTACAATCCTGAAACGGGGCAGTGGAAAGGTGTAGACTATGATGATTGAATTCTTTTTACCGATGGAAAAAATACCGACAACAACTCATCAACAGAAAAAGGTAAACACGAGATTTGGTAAGCCAATCTTTTATGAGCCGGCTGAACTAAAAAACGCCAGGGCAAAATTTGAAAGCTTGCTTGCCCAGCATGTTCCTCCGGATAAATTTAAAGGAGCGATTCGTCTGACAGTTAAGTGGTGTTTCCCTCGTATCAAAAAAAGCTACGATGGCCAGTACAAGACTACAAAACCAGACACAGATAATCTGCAGAAGTTACTCAAGGATTGCATGACGAAGTGTGGCTATTGGCAAGACGATGCTCAAGTGGCCAGCGAGGTTGCCGAAAAGTTCTGGGCTGACACAGTCGGAATCTATATCCAGGTCGAGGAATTGCCATGAGAATTGATTACATCGATTTCTTTAGCAGAGTTATTCCTGAATGGATGACACGCAGTAATAAGAAGAGTCAAGAAGTTGGCTTTGGCTCGGACGCTTATTGGCTATGGGCAGTAACGACGATTGGCGAAATTTGTAAGCAATACAATGATGATTCACTAGTGATGGAACAGTTTGGTCTGCTCTTTAACTGGCTAGAAAAACAGGCAGGATAAAACATGGAATATAGCAAACAAACAGTCATTGAAGGACTCAAACGAACGATTGAGCAAAACGAAGAAAAGATAGTTGAGTATTCAAAGTCGTGTGATTCAATAAAGAGACGAATCAGGGCGCTTGAGCGTGATTTGTTGAGAAAGAAGAATAAAGAATTAAGAAAGAAAGTGAAGGAGTTGGAAGATGAATGTTAAGGAATTAATTGAGAAATACAAAAGATATGAGGGAAAGTGGAATGCTAAAACAGGAGAATTAGCTCGTCAAATTTTTATAGAAGATTTAAAGCAACTAGACGAACTCCGAAAAGTCAAAGTAAAGCAGTTTGTGGCGGATTGGTATGAAGAGAATAAGGATGATTTTGAAGGGAATTTATTTAGATATATCATTAATATTTCATCGATTTTTGACGGTGCTAAACTTAATGAATTTGATAGGTGGTTTCTACTCGCTAGCACAAAATCATTTCAAACCCTTGTCAACATACACCAGTTCGGCTACGAGGTCGAGGAAGAGAAGCGGTATATTGTTAAAATTAAAAACCTTGACTCAGATGTTCGTGTCCTAAAAAAGAGGAATAGATGGTACTTTGGAGGAGATTGGGGCGATTCGAGAGATACTGAATTAAAGATACACACTCGCAAACAACTAGAAGAAGCCGACTTCGGCTGGGTATTTGATTGCCCAGGGATTGAAGTTGAGGAGGTGGAAGGATGATTATCAAGAATTACAAATATGATTACTCAAGCGGCAGAATCTGCTACACAATTGATGCAGACGGCTATGAAGTAGCCATGGAACACACAAAGACAGAGTACGGAAGTGTACAAAGAAATGATATTGATGATTTCTTGCTTTCAGTCGAGAATTACGACTTTCAAGAAGCTGAAATGGTCGAAGAATTTGTTGATTTTCAAAGTCATCTGCTTATGTATGGAATTGATTTTGAATTGAGAAATGAGGTGGAGTGATGAAGAAAATAACGTTTACCATAGGTCTTGGAGGTGAGCGAATAGAATTCAAAACAGATAGAGAGGATTTTATCAATGAATTAAAATTTCGTTATGAAAACAAGCAACTTCTTGAAATCAATCTTGGTCCTGAGATTGTGTTGCTCAATCCCAGCAAGATCTTATTTGCTAAAATCGAGGAGGTGGAGTGATGCCTAGAAAGATACAAGCAACGATTACACAAGATCTATATGGCCATGTCGAAGCCGTCAAAGAATATGGTGGTTATGGAAGCATATCAGAAGTGGTCAATAAAGCACTTGAAAAGTTAGTAAATGAACATACCGACAATGAAATATATAAATATTATTTGCAAAAAGTAAGAGATGGAAGAGAGGTCACAGATTGAAACGATTCATCACAGTATGTATCCTTGTCTCTGCTGGATTAAACATCTGGCAGATGGACCGGATTCGAGATTTGGAAGAAAAGAAGCCGATGGTTATCTATAAAGCTGATAATCAAGGCGCTGAAATCCATGGCAAAGTCCTTGAGAAAGGACGGCATGGGAAGTTGTATACAGTGACTATTAGAGATTATGGGATTTTCGTAGTTACGAAGGAGCAGTACGAGAAAGTAAAAGTTGGGGATCAAATAATCTTGTGAAGATTGCTGTTGAATTACCAAAACGACCGACGATTTTGAAAGGTTTGAAGCCAGATGAACGTGTCAAATTGGACACAATGCATTATAAACGTGCAGACGCTTATGTGGTAGATGATGATCTATTCATCTACTGGCAAGCGACTTTCAAATCTTTTAAAAGTATCTGGTTTTGTTTAGAGAATTTTAAGGCATATACGGCTTTGCAAGTCATACATGACTTGAATAGTTTTAACAATCCGACTTTCGCAGATATGATTTTCAAAATCTGGAAGGAACATGGCTTGCAGACTGGATATGTTGAAAATATTTTTAAGGAGTTGTAGTGGATATTGTAGATTTATATCTGGAGCATGGAGATTTTAGAACAGCTGTACGCTTGAGTGGATTACCAATGCACATTGCGCACATAAAGTTACGAAAAGCTGGTGTTTTGAAGATTACTGATAAAATCCAATTCGGCAGTAAAGGAGCTAAGTTAGGCGGACAAGCAGAACAGTTGTTTCAGACTCTAGTACCAGACGCTGTTGATGCCAATGCACTTTTTAAGAAAAATAACCCTGTCTATGATTTTGTTTTTAAAAATATGACGATCGATGTGAAATATAGTTCGTTATATTCTGGCGGAAAGTCAAATCATTGGGGGATTAGGTGCGAAGGCGAGCAAGATTTCATAGTTGCATTTTTGGAAAGAGAACAAGGTACAGGCATTGACAGCCCTTATTGTCTCTTGGTCCCAATGGATTTTGTAGATATGAAACAGATGCATATATCGCCCGGTGGTAGTTGGTTCAAAGAGTTTCAAGTAGAACCAGAAGAGTTACGAGGAATTTTAAATGACTATGCAGAACTAAGAGAAATAGGACAATTTTGA